AGACGTTACAAAACTTGGATCACTGGTTCTGCTGGTGGAGCTTCTACTTCTAGCTTAGATGCTATGGAGGTTCACTTCTTATCTGAAAGAGCTTTATGTACTTTAGGTGCAAATAACTTCTTCATTTTCGAAGCATAATAAATAATACCTAACAGGGGAGTAACATCCCCTGTTATTTTTTTTAAATAAATTAAATCTTATCAAATGAAAAATCAAGCAACCTTGACGGATAAAGTGTATATCCTAAAGAAAAAACACACGCCACTTACTTATATGTTGGCATCAAGAAATACCCACAGATCAACATTACTACATTTTGATGGTACTTCTCAAAGAGCATTAAGATATGCTAAAAACCAAAAAAGTCCTTTTGAGGATGAACAGGATGGAAATGCAATCCTAGAACCTATTATTTTTGTTGATGGTGCATTAAGTGTTCCTAAGACAAATCCAGTATTACAACACTTCTTGTCTATACATCCAGGATACGGAACAGTATTTGAAGAGGTTAATACAGAGAAGGATGCTTCAACTGAAATCGATAGATTTACATACGAGTTAGATGCTCAAATTGCTGCAAGAGACTTAAGTCTTGAGATGCTTGAAGCTATTGCTCGTGTATTACTTGGAGCTAAAGTAGAGAAGATGTCTAGTGCTGAATTAAAGCGTGATGTTTTTGTTTATTCAAGAAACAATCCTATTCAGTTCTTAGAGATGTTAAACGATCCAATGCTTCAACTTCAGAATACTTGTGCAAAGTTCTTTGAATATGATCTATTGAGATTAAAGAATAAGGATAAGGATATTTATTTTAACTTACCTTCTAATAAAAAGAAATTACTTACAGTTCCTTTCGGAGAGGAACCAATTTACATACTAGCTTCCTACCTTCAGTCAGACGAAGGAATTGAAGTCCTAAGATTATTAGAGAATCACGTAAAGTAAACCAAGAAGCACCCTAAAAAATAGGGTGTTTTTTTTTAGTATCTTTGTAAAAAGTTTAAGCATGATAAATTCGGTTAGAAACGCTGTGTTATCAGTAGCTAATAAGAATAACTTTGGGTACATTACGCCTGATGATTTTAACTTATATGCTAAACAGGCACAGTTAGATATATTTGAAAATTACTTCTATCAGTACAATAGCTGGATAGTAAAACAGAATGCAAGATTATCTGGAAGTGGATACTCTGACGTGGTTAGAAATATAGAGATTGTTATAGATAGTTTTTCTTCAACAGCTCCATTAGCTTATTCTATTCCAAATACTACATTCGATCTTCCTTCAGATTATTACTATATAAATAATATTATATATAATAATACAAAGGAGGTAGATAGAGTTAGTCATGATAAATTGATAAATCTATTAGCTTCAAATCTTACTGCTCCATCTATGATGTTTCCAGCATATTCTATGGAGGCTAATTTTATACGTGTATATCCAAACACAATAACATCTAATATTGACTCTCAGTACATAAGACTACCTAAGGATCCTAAGTGGACCTATACTACAATTGTTGGTGGTTCTCCTTTGTTTGATCAGTCTTCTTTAGATTATCAAGACTTTGAATTACCAGAATCAGACGAGCCATTGCTAGTAGCTAAGATACTACAGTACGCAGGTATGTCGATTAGAGAGGTTGACTTGTACAACTTTGGAACAGCTGAGGAAACTGCTAATAAACAAATAGAAGGATAATATGGCATACTTAAACGGTTATCAGTACTATGAGAACGCAGGTAATTTACCTGAAAATGAGAATTGGGGATCATACCAGTACATATCCTTATCAGACATAGTTAACAATTTCATGTTAATGTATGTTGGTAATGACAAAATTATTAATAATGTTTCAAAATATAATGTTTTATTTCATGCCAAGAGAGGAATTCAAGAAATAAATTATGATGCTTTAAAGGAAATAAAGATTCTTGAGATAAGCATATGTGACGATTTAAAGTTTGTTCTTCCTAATAACTATGTTAATTATGTTAGAATTTCATTATATAAGGACGGTATACTTAGACCGCTTTCTGAAAACATACAAGCAAACTATAGTAATAGTTATTTACAGGATAATAACTGTCGCGTCTTATTTGATGAGGATGGTAATGTATTAGAGGGAACCTCTATATTGGATTATGATAGAATAAATGATAATGTAAAGACAATATACCTTGGAGAGGGTAGATTCTCTGGTAGACAGGGATACTATGTAGACGGAAGATGGTACTTTGATTATAATGTTGGATCTAGATTTGGATTAAATACTGAAACAGCAAACTCAAACCCTACATATAGAATAGACAAACAGTCTGGAGTAATTAACTTTAGCTCTGGAATGGCTGGACAACTATGTATATTAGAATATATTTCTGATGGAATGGAAGGTGGAGACGACTCTGAGGTTAACGTAAATAAACTTGCAGAGGAGTTCATGTATTCATATATCAAGTATGCAATATTAAACAATAAGCATGGTGTACAGGAGTACATCGTACAACGAGCAAAGAAGGACAAAACAGCCCTTTTAAGAAACGCAAAGATAAGATTGAGTAATATGCACCCAGGAAGATTATTAATGAATCTGAGAGGCAAAGATAAGTGGATAAAATAGTATGGCAGAAATAAACTTTGTAGCTGGTAAAATGAACAAAGATTTTGACGAGAGGGTAGTTCCTGCTGGTCAATATATCGATGCGTTAAATATTAGAATTGGGTCTTCAGAATCTAATAGTGTTGGAGCTCTTGAGAACACAAAGGGTAATACCAAGCTTACAGATATAACTTTTAACGGAAGTTCCTTAATTAATCCAAAATGTATAGGTGTTTTTGAGGATGGTACAAATGAGACTATATACTGGTTTGTGTGTGATCCTGGTAATGTTGATATGATACTATCTTACAATACAAATAGTTTAGTTGTAAGGTATCATGTAATTTCTACATCTGTTCTTAATTTTGATCAAAAATACCTTATAAATGGTATAAATAAGATTGATGACTTATTATTTTGGACTGATAATTTAAATCCTCCAAGAAAGATAAATATAAACAGAAACTATCCTAATCCAGTTCTTGGTGTTGATGCTATAGTAGAGGAAGATATATCAGTTATTGTAGCTCCTCCAATAGAGTCTCCAACAGTTGTACTATTAGAACAGCCTGGAGATGAGAACTATATGACAGAAAGATTTATTTCTTTTGCCTATAGATACAAGTACAAGGATAACGAGTATAGCGCATTGTCTCAGTTTACTACAGTAGCATTCGAGCCTGGTCCATTTGAATTAGACTATGCCACTTATACTAACAAGGCAATGCAGAATATTTTTAACTCTGCGAATATATCATTTAATGTTGGAGATTATAATGTTGTAGGACTTGACTTATGTTTTAAATTATCTGATTCAAACATTGTAAACGTGATTGAGAAGTATGACAAGGCAGAACAGGGATGGTCTGACAATACTACTCAGAGTGTATTGTTTGATAATAGAAAGATATACACTGTACTTACAGAGAGTGAGTTACTAAGACTATATGATAACGTACCTAGAACTGCTAAGTCACAGACAGTTATGGGTAATAGATTGGTTTATGGTAACTACGTTGATGGATACGATATTGACACAACATTAGATTACTCTTTAGATTTAGTAAACGAAGAGATAAATTTTACAGAGGTTCCTTATGAATTAGTTGATGGTATTGACTATACTATAGATCCAACCACTACAGTAACTTCAAATAATTCTACAGTTAGATTAGATTTAACTGGAATTGAATTAAATGAAGGATCTGCATTTACTATGTCATTTAACTTGCTACACGAATCTTTTTCTGGATATCCTTCATATAATACTCCTCCAGCTCCATTAAACGAGTTTGTGCAAGACTATATATTTACATTAAGAAGAGACTACTCAAGTGTTTATGACTTAGCCACTAGTGATGAGTTTGTTAATTCTATATCTAATCATCAGCCATATGCCTTGTGTAGTGATGGAACATCATTAACAGATCAATTTAATTGTTCTATGGTGGCAAAGGGAATCTACCCTCCATTTACAACGCCTTGGGAGGATATTGATAGCGGAATAACGGCAGTAGATCAAGGTTTTAAAATAACATCTACTATTGGAAGTAACATACTTGAAATTCAAGTTCCAGCAGTTAAATTTAGAAATGAAGATCCAGCTAATCCTGGAACCTATTTCTATGCTTACGAATACTTTATTAATTCAGCATTTAGCTCTACATTCTATAAGATAGGGGCTAGAGAGAGTCTTCATAGTAACAGAGGATATGAGGTTGCTATTGTATATATGGATGACAATCTAAGAAGTTCTACTGCGTTAGTTAATACTATGAATACTGTATTTATACAAGCATCTGCATCAGACACTAAGAACTATATAGTTGCTACGGTTAATAATTTAGCTCCAAGTTGGGCTACAAGATATAAGTTTGTTGTAAAACCATCTAAAACAAACTATCAGGTTGTATACTCTAATCAATTTTATATTGATACTAATGGTTTAACATGGTTTAAATTAGATGGAGATAACAGAAGCAAAGTTCAGGAAAACTCTACTCTTATAGTTAAGAGAGATACTAATGGTGCGTTAAATGCACTTGTTAAGACAAAAATTTTAGAATTGATTGCTCAACCTACCGATTTTATTACTGGAAATACAGATCAAGCAGGAGGATTAGTTAAAGAACCAGCTGGTTTATATATGGCTTTAAAGGCGTCTAATTTTACAGCTCAGTACACTCCAAACTCTTTCATAGATTATGGAGGATTAGAGACTGGTAAAACTACAGCATACCCTTGTTATATAGATAATCCAGACTATGTTAGTCCTACTGAAACTCCTTTAATAACACCTTACGTTCCATATGACATTCCAGCTGGAAGTTCTATTACATTTAATATTGTATTAAAGAGAGATTCTGGTATAGCTTGTGACTCAAGTGAATACACTTTTATTAAAACATTCATAGCATCTCAAGATTATGCTAATCTATATGATTTTGTAGTTGGTGATAACATAAGATTTGGCACTGGTTCATATTTTGGAGCGAGAGCTCCTAACCAAAACATACAAACATCTACATTAGAACCTTGGAATAGCACATGTCCAACAAATAATTGTCATCTTCCATTTGTTAATGGATTTAACCAGTACCAGTTTCAGTTTGATTCTGTTACAGGGCAGTTGTTTTTGGTTGTTACTACAGGAACTCCAGATTGTAATTATATTGTAAATCCTAAATACTCAAGAACAAATATACAGATAATAGTTCAAAGATCTACTTCACTAATGGTTTTTGAAACTGAAGCAGAAGATGCAGATGGAGAGATATTCTATGAAGGAAGTGATAGTTTTCCTATAGTAAATAGACTTCACATGAGTGGTGTTTTAGATGGTGATCAATCACAGACATCTAGCTTACCTGCTATAGTTACATTAAACTTCTTCAATTGCTATACGTTTGGTAATGGAGTTGAGAGCTATAAGATAAATGACTCTATAGTTGGAGCTCCTTTCTATCTTGGAAGTAGAGTTACAGCAGTATCTCAGGAAGACTTTAAGGAGGCTAATAGATACGCAGGACTTACCTATAGTGGTATATATAATGCAGAAACAAATATAAATAAACTAAATGAGTTTAATCTTGCACTTTCAAACTTTAAAGATTGTGAGAAATCATTTGGTCCAATTAATAAACTGTACGCAAGAAAGACAGATATCCTAACTCTTCAGGAGGATAAGATATCATACGTATTAGCTGGTAAGAACTTACTTTCTGATGCTGCTGCTGGTGGTGCTCTTACATCTATACCAGAAGTACTTGGTATTCAAGTAGCTAGGATAGAGGACTATGGTATTAGTAATAACCCAGAGAGCTTTGCAGTTAGAGGTGGAGAGGTTTTCTTTACTGATGTTAAGCGTACTGCCGTACTAAATCTAAGAGGAGGATCAGCACAATCTGATCAATTAAATATTGTGTCTAATTTTGGCTTAAAGAACTGGTTTAGAGACGAGTTTAAAAACTCTTTAGGAACTCAAAAGCTAGGTGGATTTGATCCTTATATGAATGAGTATGTGTTAGGTATTAATGACGAAAAACTTCCGTTCGAAATAGATAATTATGCATGTGGTGTTACTATATCTCAACAATTATTCATTGGAACATACGAGTTTACATTAGAAGTAGGAGATACCGTTGGAGATGTGGTATTTAATTATGACTTTTCTTTAGGATCTGCAAATATAAGTGTTATATACGATACTGTATATGTTATAAACGAACTAATAGATGGAACTGGTACCGTATCTTTTATAAAAAACAGTGTATTTCCAACTACAGTTACAGTTATTATAGAGTCAGAGGAAGCGTGTTCATATGTACTAACTCCAAACTGTCCTGTATCTCAAGAGATAACAGTGTTTAGAGTTGTTGCAAACTCACCTACAGCTGTAGATGAGACCATACATAATAGCTATAAATGGACGCTAGGTACATTTAATAGTCCATATAGTACTGACTATGTATTGCTAGAATCTGATGGAGTTTCTTTATTTGAATCAGTTACTGGAATGGCTTCAGTTGGTGTTATTCCAGCGATAGGAAGTACAATAACACTTGAGTCTAATAAGTTAACAGGAGATACATTTGTTTTTGAAAATAATTCATTTAAATATTTAGTTTCAGATACATTATATACTGATGCAGACATTAATACACTACTAACTACATCTACTTTAGCTACTCCTGTATTGAATCCGTCTACAGGTTCATATACAACATCGTTTGTTTATACCAATACATTAGATAAACAGTATCTATACTTGATATGGGATTATGTTAAGTCTTATGAGATAGAGCTATGCTATGACGAAACAAGCTACGAGGTTGCGTGTGATGCTTGCGAGCCTACATCTTATGGATTCAATATGTCATTACTAGGTAGTAGTGCTCCTAACGAGGCTTGCTTGAGATACGAGATTGGAGAGCCTAGCTATTTAAAAACTAACAGATACTCTACTGGTTTTGATTTACAAATAGGAGATATTATATACGAAGACCCTGAATTAACCATTCCTTATACTAATGATATTGAAGAATACATCGCGTACTCTCAACCTATTAATCCTAGCGGAAGTTGGACCAAGTGGTTTAAGGTAGACGGAGCTGGTACTATTTTAGATATTAACTATTGCTTATAATTATATGGCTACATTTTACATAGATACAGATAATTTTTCAACAGCTATTGCTGTATGGGAGGATTCTAGTTTAACTATAAAGGCACCAGATGGATTTTATTCTTTCTCTGGTATTTATAGACAACAATTTGGTGGATTTTTACTAAGCGTAATTAGTTGCACTCCTCCTCCTCCTCCTGTATTTCCTTGCGATGAATTTTCAGTAGAAACTGATGAGAGTGCTGTTACTTTAACTTATACAGACTGTACTGGAGAACCTGTTAGTGTAGAGTTAGCTCCAAGTTCATCTCTTGTTTTTTGTGCTCAAAGGGGTACCGTTTCAGCTCCTGGAGCTATTATTAATATAATTGGAAACTGTTAAATGGAAAGAACATTATCATATAGCGAATACGTTCAGGGATGGACATCTTTCTTTTCTTATATACCAGAGATGATGATTGGTATGAACTCTTATTTCTATACATTTAAGAACGGTAACCTATATCGTCATAATACTAACGAACTTAGAAATAATTTCTATGATACTCAGTATACCTCTAAAGTAACTAGTGTATTTAATTTTGATACTAATATTGTAAAGAATTTCAATACAATAACATTAAATAGTGATGACTCTTGGGATGTTGAAATGTTTACAGATCTGTCTACTGGGTCTATAGATCGTACCTACTTTGAATTTAAGGAGGGAGATTTTTTTGCGTATATCAGAAGCAATGCTAATACTCAGGACTTAAATCTAAGGTCAACTCAGGGAATAGGTAAACCTATAGCGGTTAATTCTACTGTTCCTACAGCGGTTGTAGTTACATTCAACTTTAATCTTGGAAGTATTATAAGTGTTGGAGCTGAAGCTTATACAAATAATGCTGGAGTACCTCAGAGATTAGGTTTGATTACAGCAAAAACAAACACAACAATAACAATAAATACAACTGGTGGAAGTATACCACTAGTAACAGATTTTATATTTTATTTTCAAAACTCAGTTGCTGAATCTTATGGCTTACGTGGATACTATATGCAGTTTGAATTAGTTAATCCGAATATAAATAGAGTTGAGTTATTTTCTGTGGCAAGCAGTACATTCAAAAGTTTCCCTTAAATTTACTATCTTTGCATCATGCATAAGTGTAGATTAGAGTACAGGGATGATTATTATGAAACACTAGTAAACTGGTGGTCTAAATGGAATTTTCCTATACTATTGAAGTCATCATTACCAGAAAGAATTTTTGTGGTAAGTGCAGAAGGAATTGATTTGTATGCAGCTCCAGTTTATGTTAGTGATTCTTCTTGGTGTTGGATTGGTTTTATAACTGGGAATAAAGAGGCAGAAAAGAAATATAGAAAGTATGCTCTTAAATTTTTACTTTATAATATAGAGCATTATATGAAGAGCATTGGATACGATCTTATTATGACAGTAAGTTCTAATCCAGTTTTAAAGAAGTTATTTGAGGATGCAGATTATAATTCATCTTCTAAAAATATTGTAGAATACATAAAAAAAATATAGTATGGGAGCAGCAGCAGGATCTACAGGATCAGCACCAGGAGGTTTAGCAGGAGCGGCATCTTTAGCAACACCTTATGTAACAATGGGGTTAGGTGCGGTTAATATAGCAACAGATTTAATTCAAGCTGGTCAACAAGCAGACATAGCTAAGGCCTCTAAAAGAGCAGCTGAAGATGCAGCAAGAAAGGAAGAACAACTAAGAAGTCAGGATCTATTCCAAGCATTACAGATGCCTATGGAACAGTATAATAGAGCAGCAAAAGAAACTACCTCTCAGGTAGCTCAAGCTGTTGGCGCCTTACAGGAGGGAGATCCTAGATTTTTACCTGGTGCTCTTGGTAAGGTTGTAGGTGCTGGAATTGAAGGCGAAGCAGCTACAAGAGATGCAGCAGCAGCTGACTTATTTAAAATTGGTGTAGCTCAGGCACAATCTGGAATGAATGTTAACTCATCACTAGCAAATCTAGAAGCTCAAAGATTAGCAGGAGCTCAAGAGGCAGCAGCAGCAGCAAGAAAGGCTGAATTAGGCTTATACTCTGGAGCTGCTCAAGCAGGTGCTGGAATTATAAATACAGGTCTTGGTATGATTGATTCTTTTGGAATGGATAAAGCTGTACCTGTTGATACTACAGCTACTGATTGGTGGAAAACACAACAGTTTGGTAATCAAGTTCCTAATTTTAAATCTTCTCTTTCATATCCATTAAGCACTCCAATGAGTACTGGATTTAAAAATTATTAATAATGGCAGAATACAGAGGATATGTCAATCCAGCAGATGTAAAAGCAACACCAACTTTCGATTGGAACGCAGTAATTGGTGATGTTCAGAAATCATTAACTGATTCTGAGGCTGCAAGACAAGCAAATAGAGATAAATTAGAGAAGGATACCAACGACACTCTTACCGCAATGAGTAAGATTACTCTTGGTAAGGACGAGGCTATAAATCAAAAACTTACAGATGCTGCATATAACTATAAGAACGCTGTAGGTAACTACGCTAAGATGGTTCGTGAAGGAAAGGCTGCTCAGAAAGATTTTAACTTATTTAATCAAAACGCAAAGGATACATTCAATCAGATTGATGCTGTAGGTAAGAATGCAAAGGCTGCGTATGATACATATATAGCAGAAAGTAAAGCTGGTAACTTATCAGCTGCTTCAGATTATATGGCTCAGACACTTGGTCTAGCCGCTTCTCTAAAGGATAAGAGCATTATAATGGATAATAAGGGTAGAGGATTTATTGCTGGTAAGGATCCTAACGACCTTGTTGAGGTTAACTGGTTAAATAACGAAAGAAACCTACTTGTACCTAAAGTTAAATTAGATGTTGAACTTGATGCTCAGGCAGATAAGATCAAAGACTTTACAAGATACGGTAGTGTAGGTGCTGGTGGAATATGGACAATTAATGATCCTACTGTAAGAAGTGGATTCAATGAGTTTGAGAACAATGTAGCTAATGGTATAACTAGTGAACCACTTAAAGCTTTGTCTGTACTCGTTGATTATGGAGATCTCAAAGGTAAGAGATTTACTCCTACAATAAATAAAGCAGAAGCTGCTAAGGATCCTTCAAAGATATATGTTCAGTTAAACGCATCTGGTAATCCAGAGCCAGTATTAACTCCAGAACAAGATAAGATAGCTAAGGATACAGCTAAGAGATACTTAAGAGAGAGATTAGTATACGAACAAAAACAGGTAGAGAATACTTGGCGTGGATGGGCTCCAGATAGAAGTGGAGGAGGAAAGCCAGCTCCAGTTGTTCCTACAACTCAAGATATAAGATATACTACATCTACAATAGATCCAGCTACTGGTAAAACAACCTCAAGATCAGGATTTACTATGGATGTTCCAGTAATTGATAAGTCAACAGGTGCTGCTCAGAATCTAAAGGCTATATATATAGATCCAGTAACTAATGAGTTACAGATGAAGATTGAAGAAAAGAATGTAGTTGATGGAGTAACTACTGTATCTGATGTTACCTATTCAAGTAAAAAGAAGGGCGATACAGCTCCTGATATTTCAAAGATATCAAACATAGCTACTCAGATATATGATCCTAAAAGAAGAAGGTACTTAAGTGGTTATAAGGAGCTTTATGATTACTTAAAGCCTCAAGCTGAGCAAAACTGGAAAATTATACAAAAACAGGGAGGACAAGAAACTCCTGAACAGAGAGCTGCTAGAATTGCAAGCGGTAAATAATTTAAAATAAAATAAATGTTACAGAGACCTAAAAATAACCCGTCTGGATTAAATGATGAAAATCATAAGCAATTAATTTCTGAACTAACTAAATATGCTCAAGAAGGAGCTTCTGATGAAGACTTACGTAGATTTAAGGAAACATTTATAGCTCAAAAAAAAAAGTCTGTTTCACAACCTACTTCTCAAGAAAATGTGTTGGTATCCAAACCAAAACAGAAAATCATACCTACTTCATCGGCTACAGAAGAAACTCAAGCTCCTGTGGAGTCGGATGGTTTAGATGGACCACCTAAAATGAAAACTTTTACTGGATTTACACCTGAAGAACAAAAAACTCTTCAGGCTAAACCTGTTACAAAGGTTTCTAAATCATCTGAATTAATAGGTAAAAGATTAAAACTACAAAATGAATTATCTAAAATAAAGGTTACTCCAGAAAATCAAGAAGAGGTATCAAGAAAAACAGATGAGCTATCTTCCGTTATTAAAGCCCAGGATGAAATTACTAAATCAAGATTATCTGAAATAGAGAATCAATTCAAAGAGGCTAAGAATGAAGAGGCTGTAGATTTAGAAGCAAATAAAAGACTTGACGACTTGCTTACAAATACTGGTGTTTGGAATAATGTAAAAGCAAAATCATTAAACATATATAATAACTTAATAGATCAAGCTGCTTCTATTACTGATGAACCAGGAATAAGAGAGCTTAAGGCTGATTTAGATCCATTGTCTGAAGAAAAAAAAGAAGTAAAAAAAGATGCTGCTAAGAAAAAAATTAGTTTAAGTGATGATCAGATAACAGAACTTGCAAAACAATTATATAAGAATAAACAGGTTGATTATATTGAAACTGATAATATAAATTCTTTCTTAGATAATCTTGACGAAGGTGATAAAAATTTATTAAGACAATCAAGAAAACAAATAGCAGAACATCTTCAAGAAAATAATTTAAAGGAGGAAAAAGTTATAAATGCATACGAGGTTATTGGTAATAAAAAAATTAAGGAATATAAAGATTTAGAACAACAACTTCTCAATTATAAAAATAATAACCAAGCTCTTCCAAAGGATATATATGATGCATATGTTTCTTTAGGAAATGAGATAGTTGGTATTGGAGATACCATACAAAAAAAACAATCTGTAATAAATAAAAATAAGGAAGATTTAGGTACCGCACAACAAGAAATTGATTTGCTTAAGAGAAGATATGGAGATATCGATAATGCAATTTCAAATATTGGATTAGGAGGAGCTAAAATATTAAATGGTATACTAGGTTTTACTAATTACGCTGCAAAATTTGGAGGTGGAATACAGGGAGAATTATATTCTAATGCTGGACAACAGGTTACAAATAAGATAGGTGATTATATATCTGAAGAAGAAGGTCAATTAAGAAAGAGTGTAGAAAGTATAGAAAGTCCTGAAGGATTTATTAATTATGTTTCTGATATTGTTTCAAAACAAATACCAAACTTAGTCGCAACATCAACAGGTATTGGTGGATTAGGAGTTATTGGTATATCTTCTACTGGAGAGAAATTTACTCAAATGAATAAAGAAGTTCTTGATGGTAAGGCTACTTATTCTCCATTAGAAATGGCCGTAGCTCCAGCTCTTTGGGGATCTGCTGAGGTTATATCTGAAATACCTACACTATCTATACTTACAAAGGGAGGAAGAGTTTTTGATTCTATAGTTAAAAATGAAGGTGATCTAATAGCTAAGTCTGTTAAAGAAAAAGCTAAAGAATGGGCTAAGGATTGGTCTATTGATATGAGTAAAGAAGTTGCTGGTGAAGAGTTTACAAATTTCGCACAAAACTTTACTGATAAATATGTTTTAGGTAAAAAAGATGTAGGTCTTTTAGATAATGCTGGAACTGTATTAAAGGACACGTTTACACTTACTAATGTATTAAAGGCAGCTCCTCATGTTGCTGGAGCAATACTTAAGTCTCATCAGAATAATAGTGACTTAAACGTATTAGACGAGAACTCTAAAAAAATTATAGAGTTTTCTAAGCAGTTAGAGAATGAATCTTTAAACGATACAGAGAAGGCTGTAATTAATAGACAGATAGAAAAAGCTACAGCTCAAAATTCTAAAATAATAGCTAATACAATCGAAAAGGTAAATAACATGCCTGACGATGTGTATAGAAAAATTATTGATTTAAATAATAAGGTTGCTGATATTAAAATAGAAGCAGTTGCTATAAATGAAGGTAACTTACCAAACAAAGCAGAGCTTATTAAATCACTAGAGTCTGACTATAGAGCTGCTCAAACTGAAAGAAATGCTCTTATAGACGCTAAGTATGAACCTACTGAAGAGGTAGTTGTTGAAGAGGTTAAACCTGTTGAAGTTATTTCTCCAGAGACATCATCAAACTATGCTAATCTTACAGAGGATAACAATGGTGACTTTGTATTCTTCCATGTTGGAGGTAAGGGTTACGATAAAATAAAAAAATCTACTGGAGGTACTATTGCTACATCTAAAGAAGAGGCAGGTGCATTAAGTAAGGTTGGTGGTGTGGCTATGTACTATACTAAGCCAGATGATAGCGAAACAATGGTAAGAGGTGAGGCTAAGTATGCTGTTACTATACCAAAAGAAAAGGTATACGATGCCAATACTGATACTAATAACTATGCTGAACAGGCTAAGACCCTTCATGAAGAAGAGAATCCTGGGAAGGCATTTGACGCTAACAGTAAACTAGCCTACATTACTAAGATAGCTGGTGAAAATGGTTATGATATGGTGGTGTCTGAATGGATGGGTAAAACTAGAGCTCAGACTACTAAAGAATTTGCTCCTACTGATGTTGAACTAAAGGAAGGTTCTACTATTGTAAAACCATTTGAAGAGCAGTATGCTGGTAACATTCAAAAGGGATTTAAAGCTATTGTGCCAGAATCTAAAGAAACTAAGTTTAAGGCTGTTTATGATCAAATTAACGCTGAAAAAAATAAGGTTGGTGAGTATGATACACTTTATGGATTATCGTCTCAGGAGATGTCTACAATAAACCAAGAAGAAGTAACTAAACTTATCGAAGAGGATACTACATTATCTCAAGATACAAAGGATATGTATGCAGAAGCATTGGCTTATGAGCCAGAGCAGAGACGTACTGTAAATGTGGTTGGTGAGACTGTTGAGGTTAAGAATGCTCCAGAAGGACACCACTTAAACATAGGATTGCTTGAGGGTAGAACAAATAAAAGAATGTCTACCGAAGATATATTGTCTAAACTTCCTAAGGATGTTGAGGTTATATCTTCATCTGAGGTTGAAGGAACTGAGCCTACCATATCTATGCAGATATCTAGACCTCTTACAAGTTCTGAGATGGTTAAGTTATTGGATGATACTAAGCAACAAGCTATCGCTCAACTTTCTGATAAGAAGGGTATACTTTATGATGTTAAGAGAGGGACTAAGGATGGATGGGGTGAATTTAACCCAGAATTATTCGTAACACAGGATGGTAAGAATTTAACAGAAGTTAAACCAACCGTTGCTAAATCTAAACTTGAAGCGTTTAAAGCTAAATATGTTAATAAACCAGCATACGATAGAACTAAATTAGATGCTCAGGTTGAAAATGCTAAGAAGTCTTTAGCTAACATATTGCCTAGTGTTAAATTTGTAGTTCATGATACGAAAGAATCTTTTATAGGAGTAGCTGGTAAGAACGGAAGAGGATACTACGATCCAGCAACGAAAACCATACATATAAATGCTTTGGAAGCTAACGCTAGAACTGTTGCTCACGAGGTATTCCATTCTGTATTATTAGATAAGGTAAAGACAGATGCTAATGCTAGAGATCTAACCAAGAGAATGATTGATTCTATTGCTAAGACTCTTGATGGTAACCCAGAACTTAAGAAAACTTTAGAAGAATTCTCTAAGAACTATGATGAAAATATTCAGAGCGAAGAGAAGATGGCCGAGCTTTTTGGATACCTTGCTGAAGGGTACGAAGGATTTAGTGCTCCTACTAAGTCTATAATTAAGAAAGCTATGGATCGTCTTGCTAAGATGTTTGGTTTAAAACCATTCACAGAAGGTGAGATTGTAGATATGCTTAAAACATTATCTGGAAAGATTGCTACTGGAGAAGAGATTGTATCTAAGGACATTAAAGCTATTTCAGAAGGTGCTTCATCTTATATAGCTGAACCAACCAATATAGAAAGATTTCAAAAAACTAACGAAAAAGATGTAGTTGTTGGTGATCATAAATTATCATTTGTCAAAAAGTCTGATTTAATAGATATTGATGCTTTAATGAAAGATATAACATCTAAGAATCAAAAGGTTTGGTTTTGGGTTGCTGATCAATTAGGAAGAGGAAATTATTTTGATAGTAAAATAGACGGAGAACATTATTTAGATGCTGGTCCTTCATTTGCATTAGATCCTATTAATAGAGATAAGAATATAATTTGGGCTAGTGGTAAGAATGAGAAAGAAATAAATAATTTAATAGGTAAATCAGATTATATATTTATTATAAGTGGATCTCCACAAAAAAGTAAATTATTCAATAAGAGTATTATTGATATAGTATCTAAAAGAGCAGGAGATTTTAATAAATTTAAGAAAGATGTTTTAGAATCTTCTAAAATAAAATCTATAAATGATATATTATCTTCTGTAAATTCTTGGGATGAATTAAAAGATTCTGTAAAAAGAAAAGAATTCTTATTGGCTGTTCAAGATCAAAAAGATAAAAATACACCACTTAAACAAACTTTAGATAAATATAATTCCATAGTTGATCTAAATGAAATTAGAGATGGTTTTTATGCTGATAATAATTTTGGTCTTAATGATATTATGCTTGTTTTAAAACCAACTGGTTTTGGTGGTAAATCAAATCATTCTACATATGAGAATAATATTTTAGGAGAAGTTGTAGGAGTTCCAGATATCAAGGTAAATGCTTTTGATATACTTCCTTCTGATATTAAAAATAAATATAGAGAAGATTTAGGATTATCACAACAACAACAAGCTGTAGCTCCTTACGGAATTGGCGTAAAAAATATAGAACGTTTCCAAGAATCTGAGAGCTACTCAGATATGAAGGACATTGTTAAGGATATGATCGATGATGGTATGTCCATTACAGAGATCAAAAAAACTATAACTAGTGAGTTGGGTGCTGATCAGGTTTCTTTAGCTGAGAGAGCCTATAATGATTTGACAACAGTAAAAGAAGAGGTGGTTGCTACCAATGATACTGAAGCATTTAGAGATAAGGTTAAGGACCTACCAAAGTCTGGCATAGTTGGTAAGTACTTGAGTGGTGAGACTATAGAGAAGGTTGAAGGTGAAGCTCCACGTAACGCACAAGAAACAGAGGTTATGTCTCTTATTGATGCTGGAATGCATGGTAAGGAAACTGTAGCTATGGCTAAAGAAGTTTTTGGAGATAAGTATGTTGAAAAAACACTTGAGTTCTTAGATACTGCTAATTTAAAACCTCATGAAAAAGCTGTACTATATGTTTCATTAGAGAATGAAATGTTTGATAGAGTTAACTTAGAACCAGATAATGTAGGATTGAAAAAACTACAGGATCTAGTTAGAGCAAAATCACAACAGTTCTTAAGAGAATCTTCACTTGCTATAAATGCTGGTAGATTAAGAGCCATCATGAAGGATGGATTTAACTACGAAACAGTTACAGATAAGTTCCTATCAAGTGATCAGTTAAGAGATAAGAAGACTGTAGAGAAGGCTATTCAGTCTGACGCTGATGCAATCCAGAAGGAGTACGAGAGTATAGTTGCTGAGTCTGACTTGGAACAAATGATATTAAGTGGTGTTGAGAAGCAGGTTAATGAGATATATAAAAAATTACCTACAGCAAGAAGAGCTAAGGCTGACAAGGCTATTGCTGCTCTTGAAAAGATACAGAATAAACTAAGAGGTAAGGCTTACGACGCTACTGTTGGTATACCAATTGCTCTTATTGACTCTGGTATAACTGTTATAAAGAACTCTATCAAGGCTGGTGTAAGTATAGCTGACGCTATCGAGATAGGTATTAATCATATCAAGGAGAAGTACGGTAATAACTGGGCTAATGAGGATATGTTTAGAAAGGATATGACTGAAGGTTTTAAGACTGAAGGAATAACTGAAAAAGAAATAAAGGCTAAGGAACTATCTAATAAAGAAGTAGTTAAGCAAGCCTTAATAGATGCTGGATTTGGTAAGGAGATAACAGTTAGAACTAAACAAGGCAAAGTAAAACGTGATGTTCTTGACTGGAAGAAACTTGCTGGAGAGGAAGGAAGTGTAGATAAGATAAGAGATAATGTAGAGGGTATAATAGGTAAGGAAGCCGCTAAAGAATTAGAGGATGAGTACAACAACCTTAGAGCAAGCATTATTGAAAAGTCTCTTAATGAGTTAGAGAATAGAAACACTCCAAGAAAGAAGGTAGATCTAAAGACAAGTGCTAAGAAGTTAGCAGAGCTATACAACTATGGCTTATTTGAAAAGGAGTCTGATACTTATGATCGATTAATGAATACTGCCCTTGGTATGAATGAGTTAGACCAGAAAAGTTTTGATGAGGCTAAGAATTTAGCTAAGAGCTTATCTGAATTATTCTCTCAGGAGGACAGTAATGGAAATAAACTAAGCCAGGAATACTTAAAGTTTGCCGAGAGATCTATAAACAAGAAGATAGAAACTTTATTAAGTAAGATCGCATGGTCTCAGTCAAATGGAGCTTATAAGGCTGTTGTAGTTGCTAAAGAGTTTATTGGTTTAGCACAAAGAAATGCTTTAGTATCTGTAGCTCAGGCTATTGAGAACACAACATCTGGATATATATCTAGAGCTTTTAAGAAGATTGGATTTATGTTTGATAATGTAGATACCAAGGCAATGAAGGCTTCAAGAAATAAATTAGCTCAAATGACATTTAAAGATATTAATTTAAATGCAGGTCTTGAGTTTGGTGATGTTACGTCTCCATTTATTACTAAAAGTAAGACAATGGATCTAATAGTTAATGCTAGCGATAGCAGATTATATCATGCACTAACTTCAGCTGCTCTTGGTAAACCATTCCTAGAGTCTGCCGATAGTATGCATAAGGCTGCACTTGCTCAAGGATTCTTTCAGTATAACCTAATAAAGATATTAAGAAAGAAGGGTATGTCTAAAACAGAAGCTAAGAACTATGTTTCAGAACAATTAACTGGACAATCATTTGAAGATGCGCTAGTTACTTCTAAAGAAATTATAAATAAAATAAATGAGAATGCAGGTAAGAAGGTTATCTCAGATTCTAAGGAGAGTATCTATAGGTTTGCAAATGACTTGGTTAATGAGGCATTAGTTCAGGGTAATAAAATTACATTGGATGAGCTTGAAGCTTCTTTAAAATCTGCTGAAACAGTTGCTGGATTTGAATTAGGTCATGAACCAAACAACATTATATCTAAACCATTGAATCTATTTAATTCATGGGTACAGACTAGAACAGACAAAGCTGTTAAGGATAAGAAATGGAACGATGCTGCTGCATTAACTGCTGCTTCAATAGTTACAACAAATATACTTAACCCTTATGTTGGTGGTGGTACCAACTGGACCTTACTAGCTGCTCAAAAGGCTGGTATACCTACACTAAGTACAATATACTGGAACATTAAGTCTAGAGGAAGTAAACTTGATCTTAGTACAGAAGAGGGAATGAAGAATCTTGAAAAGGATTTAAAGTATCAGTTACTTGCTAAGAATGCCAATGCTAGAATGTTTATTGGAGCTGCTGTAACACTAGCTGCGTTTGCATTAGCTAAGTCTACTGGAGCAGATGACGATCTATACGAGTGGTTGAATAAGAATGCGTGGGCTAAAAAGTACATGAAGAAGATGAATCCTCCAGCTGTACAATTTATGTTAGCTCAGAAGGATAAGAAACTTGGAGAGTTCTTAGGTCAACAGATGAATATAAAGGCAGATGCGTTTGATGAAGGTAAAAAACTTCAACAAGCAATGAAGAATGCTGCTTCTGGTAAAACACAGAAGGCTTTAGGAGGTGCTGGTCAGTTACTTGGAAGTAGATTGTCTACACCTATTATACCTTGGAGAGTTGTTAGAGATGTTCGTGATATCTATAGAGGATTGAATGGTCTTCCAGAGGTTAAGTTTGACTACAAGTCTAGTGGTTTTGGAAGTGGTTACTTCCAAGGAGGAATGATAGAGCAGATGGGCCTAAGACCTGAAAATGTAGAAGATACTGAAGGAAATAGAGGATCATCTGGAAGTAGAGAATCTTCTGGAAACAGAGAATCTTCTGGAAGTAGAAGTCAGAGTGGAAGTAGAAATTAAACAAAAAAGCCTCCCGTTAAGGAGGCTTTGTTTTTATAGTGTAGTATACCTACCATTAACAATATTTATTAGCTGAGCCTTACCGTTTGGATGTATTACAGCGTTTGTATTCATCCATCCAGATAATCCCTTATTGTAACCAACTCTAAGATGAGTTAGTGTACCAACACATATATGACCGTCCAATCTCAATGGAGAGTGTGTATGTCCTGTAATGTTCTTGGTATTCATCTGAGCATACTGCATAGCGCTACCTCTACTACCGTTAGCTCCTATGTGACCATGAACTCCAAGTTCCCAGTCCATAACTCTAAGGCTATCGTCAATTCCTAAACAAAATGCATTGGTAACATTAACTGTCTTCAGGTACAATGGAATAACTCCTTTATTTTCATCAGAGTTAACCATCATAGATGCTAACTGTATGTATGCCATCTTGTTACTGTGCTTACGCCAGTCAATATCACTAAGCCATCTATCTAGGAACTCGTCATGATTACTTCTAACTACAGCAAAGTTATAGTTTGAATACTTCTCGAAGAAGTCAACCATCTCATCAAGTTCATCAATTAGATTACCTGATCCATCCTCCTCACGCTTAAGTAGTTGGAATGGCTGGTTTCTCTCGTGGTGAGATATAGAGTGACCATTGAATACATCGTGAAGTATGATCTGTTTGCAATTAAGTCTATCAGCCATGTCGAATGCTACCTCAAGAACCTCTTCATTTGTTTCTCCAAGGTGAAGATCTCCAAATACCATTACGGTATTCTCTTCAGTCTTCTCAACTAATCCATTAGACACATAGAAGTTTAGGTCATAGAACGATCCAAGATCATCAGACGTTACCTGTCTAACGTGGAAGTTATCACCGTCTAACTCAACAACAACAAATCCATACGTGTGGTGAAACTCACCCTTCTTACCAACCTTTGTATCAGTGTAATTCTCAACAGAAACAGATCCTGTAGTAAGGATCAGCTTATGAGGATAACCGTCAAGTATTGGTAGTGACTTAAGATGAACTCTAGGATGCCCAATGATGCATGATTCAAGCCCTGTAAGCCCATTTATTCCAGATAATGGAGTAGATGCTGTTGGCTGAATTTTAAGGTCTGATAGGATGCATAAGTGCTTGTGTATCTTATGTCTATTTGCATCAAGATAAGGAACCACTCTCTCATGCCAAGAGTTCTGAGCAATATCCTCCTTGTTCTGGATTGACTTACTAGCAGATAGTGATATTGGATTCTTGTACCTACCAGCTATGACGTGTATAGAGGCATCGATATGCTCTGCATAAGCCTCCATATTTGTCATTAGCCTATGGTTTATATCAGTCTCTGACTGACACCATGACACGATGAACCTCTTCTTAGAGTTATCGTATACCTTCTTCTTAGCTTCTTTAAAAACATCTGTATTCTCGATCTCTAGATTATTAGAGATATTATTCTTTTCAAGCCACTTGGATACCTTTCTTCTCATACTATCGTTATAAACAACATTATGATCATCACAGGCCTTGTTACATGATACAGTTATACTATGTCCAGTTGAGAAGTAATGTAGTATCGAATCTTTAAATTCTTGAGTATACTTTTTCATATTTTTTCTTTATTATGTTACGGTAAACTTCATTAACAGACTCCTTATTACCGCCTCTGCGGTACAGGTACTGCATTACTATTAGTATCCTCTGTAGAGGAGATTGTTTATGTTCTTTCATATGTCTTTAGTTTTTCAATGTACAGACTTGCGTCAAATAATTCTTCTTGAAGGTGTTGTAACCATTCTAAGCGACTTAAATCGTTTCGATCTAACGTAGTATTATATTTCTTAATTCCTACTTCAGATCGGCTCTTAAGCTGCTTTATAACCGATTCTACGATAGAATCTTGAGCTACTATCTCGTGACCGTTCACTATAATGTCATTTGTTGTTGTCGTTGTGTATTTCATATTTTTATTTATTTCTTTTAACAAAACCTACAATATTTCCTTTTTCATCTATAATGTCGTTATATAACCCAAGTTCCTCATCACTATTCATTATCTCAATGATGTGGTTTTTTTGTTTACATTTATCGCAAAGTAATTCTTCCGTCTTTGGTCCTGTAGATATTATAGTTCTACAGCCATTGCAGAGCATAGCTCCTCTACCGTTATTGAATTTATAGATTGGATTCATCTTTCTTAGTTATTATTTTATAACCAGTATCAATCATTTTAAAGTCTTCTACTGTAGATTCTTTAAATCCAAAGCTACCTAAAGACATACCTCTAGTGATGTATGGGCCTCCGCTCGGATCTACCATATCTATCTCATTTTTTAAAGAATAAACCAGTTTTAGATATTCAGGGTATTCGTATTTAAGTGTTTCGTCATCATAATGATGTACTACATCTTTGAACTGATTTAATGTCATAAGGTGCTGCTTACCCTCATTATCTTTTAAGTACGCTTCATATGCCATGGTATAATCATTAGGCATTCCAAATCTACAATATTCAAAGTTACCTTCCCATAGTATGTCATTATTCTCGTCCTTAGTAAAGGTGAATACATCTCCATATCTGTTTTTATATTCTGTCATAACAATTCTTTATTAGTTACTAATTCGTATTTTGTATCTCTATTGATAATCTTTAAAAGAATAAGAAGTTTCTCTGCTTCAGAATAATCTATTCTAGTTGGCTCATCAAGGTAAACTACCAATCCATTACCATCATCCATTACCTGCATAGCTACTTCATTAGGATAGGTCCAAGATCCATTATCAGAGTAGCTTAGTGTATGTACATTATCATCCTCTAAGAAATAATCATACTCGTGTTTTCCGTCTACTATTATCATATTACCCAAATATTAATGTTTTTAAACTCAAGATTTCTAATTATTTCAGAATTTTTAATATCTCCAATTTCTAATTCAAAAGTACAAAACTTGTTGTCTTGTTGTAATTTAAAAATTGCAGTATCTCTTTGCAAATCAGCTCCTACGAATTTAGAAAACTCTTCGGCTTGCTCATCATTCTCTAACCAAGCTATGTTTGATCTATTTCCTATTTTAAATCTATATTGTATCATATTTTTTTAAATTGTTTATAAGCTCTCTTCTCCCAATATTTTTTAAGTAGTTTTGTTTGTTTTAATTCATCCAATACAAATGCTAAATCAGGAGGTGAATACATTGGTTCGTACGTATTTTTTTTAATTGAATTAGCTTTTATATTAAATAGAATTAATTCTTTATTGTACTTACTATTATCAAAAGTATATTTAATTAAACATAGCTTACGAATCTTTCTTAAGAGCTTTGTTTTCATAACTCCTCTTTAATAGATTGTTGTACGTCCTTTAGTATAGCCATAAGTTTTACTATACTCTTGTTCACTGCGTCAGAATCTCCGTCCGCAAGACCTTCATAGATTTCGTCTGTAAGGTCATTGATGTTCTTCATTGTGCTGTTGATGTATTCCATATTATTTTTTTACCAAATTTATAAACAATTTTGTTTATATGTAATAAAAGTTATTAACAATTCATCCTTACAATAGCACTTATACGTTCGTACATCAGCTCCTCCTTATCTTCAGGCACTCTATCTATAAGCTCATGCAGTCTACTTACATTCCTCATTGATGCTATATGATCCGTAAGCTCCTTAACCTTCATATCTAGAAGTATGTTATTGTATCTTAACTTACTAAGCTCTGAATCATCCATAGAGTCGTACTCGTAGTGATGTATCATATGCATCACATTGGCATGGTTTCTTCTTAGGTCCTCACTGTAGCTTGACCATATATCAAAGTTCTTGATGCTATGAAGTACCGTAGCGTGATCCTTTCCTACTGTATCAGCGATAGACTGTAGCGTCATACCTAGTACGTCCCTGAGTATCTTGTAGTATAGGGCTCTTATCTCTACAAAGTTTCTCTTTCTGGAGACAATATCTACATCGATTCCTGTCTCTAGCTGTATTATTTTTTTAAATCTTTCTGGTGTCATGGGTATATCTTTCCTTTTATTGAATGTAGGCAGAACGCCTCAAATCCTTGTTTAATTAACTCGTCTATTCTGAACTCCTGAA